GCCGCTGCATCATTCGTGCTCCAAGATTTCTCGAAGAGAGCTTGTGGTCTAGAAGCTATGAATTCGAAAGAAGCCTCATCACATCCTCTGGCAAAAGAGAGATTCGATCGGTTATCGGGAACGTATCCAGCAATACTCATGGAAAAGCCGGAAACAGGTTCAGGATGCGCCATAGATATTCCACTCCGAACAACCTTTTGAGCATTCGTAGGGCCTGTAAGAGTGACACTTTTTGGAATAGCATAAACAACATCACAAAAACGGAGAAAATAGCCAAACGTTGGAGCTGTAGTAGCACCACTCGGCGCAGCCATAGAGGCGGCATATTGCATCTCCCATTCTGGATTCGACCATTCGTTCTTGACAGTGTAATCACAGACCCAAGGTAGCTTGATTATTTTCGTTGTAGATTGATTAAGAGGCATGAAAACATGAGTGAGCTCAACACTGGAAGCAATTGAATTAACAGCAGAAGCTTTCGGACTGAAGGCAACCAACAAATAACCCCCACAACTAGGCACGCCATTTAAAATAAGTTTAACCTCCATAGAAAATCTTTTAAATACATGTGCAGCGAAAGCAACCTTGTGATACCCATTTTGTTTTGTGATAGAAGCATAAAGGTCCACATCGACAAATCCGTTAAGAGTAGCTATGTCCCTATCCTCAATGAAAACCCAATTCTCAAAAGCCGTCTCAAAAGAAAAGTCAGAAGTCACGGGCGGTGTAAACGTCACTTCACTCCTCCCAACCGCTTCGAGCCTCTTCAGCGTCACAGCCTCCGAAAAGCTGGTCAATCCTGATGGATCCATTACAAAGAGTCCAAGTCCAGAGCCAATTAGATCTGTTAAAAGTCGTCTCGTTAACAATGTCTTCCAAAATCAGTTCGTGGTCTACCATATACAGAAAAGCGTTAAAATCGTCACACGCGTAACGCGTCGATGGACGCACAACACGCTCGTACTCGTCGTTATCCAACAACTGCACTGCTTCACGCAACACGTTTACACTCGCATTAAATTCACTTTCACCCCATCCCGACATGAACTTTAAACCTGCTTGTAATCGCAAGGCCCAGTCAGCTCCTTTTTCCATCCAAAAGAATAAATCCCATATTGAAGACTTTCTCAGAGCACCATACCATTTGCCATTACGGCGTTTGGGATGGCACCCCAAGAAAGTAACTTGTTCTATGGGTCTTGGAGCCCCCGTGAGAGCGGATTTCTTATCGTCATTTGTGTAAGTCTGTCCAATTTTTGCTATTTCTCTTGAGTAAATTAAATCATCAAAATCAAGCCGAATTTCATTCTTCACTGCAACCAAAATGTCATCACCACACACAACCAATCTCACATTGTCATCAAATTTGTGTTGAGGACATTTCAGAAGAAAGGCATATCTCCAATACATGTCATGAATCATACAATTCATAACAGTCGTGAAGATATTGCCTGACCTCTGACCATGTTGTATCCAAACTAACCAAGAATCAAATTGCATAGGAGAATTTACTATAAGGTCACAAAGAACTGCAAATTTTTGTTCGTCAAAACCAGGTATTTTCTCAGCGCATATTTCACCAATAGTCTGAAGAGCGGCATCTATAAATTGCTTGTGAAGTGTAACGTCCCAATTCTTTCCATCACCAGCAAACAGCATATTGTTATATTCAGTCAATCTTTCTAAAAGAAAATTCATATCATACGAATTTGGGTTGCATCCAACAGCATATCCAGTTTTCCGCCAAGAAAAGTTC